AATCTCCTTTCTTCATCTTAATTCCTAAAGCTGGGCATTTGTTATCTTCAGGCCATATTTCTTTAAGATATTCTGTACTAAGATTAAAAGGAAGGTTCTTCTGTTTAGCTCTTACTTTACTTGTGTTACACATCCACTTTTCTTTATTTTCTAAACGGTATTGTTTAGTCTGTTCATTTATTTTTTCTTTATTTTCTTGATAGTATTCTTTACTGTGTTCATTTATTTTTTCTTTATTTTCTTGATAGTATTTTTTATAAGACTCAGTACGTTTTTCTTTATTTTCTTGATAGTATTTTTTATTATACTCACTTAGTTTTTCTGGATCTTTATTAGGCATCATCATTCTCCATAAAAGGATTATCAATCTGGTTCATTCTGCCAGTATTTTTATCATAGAAGAGGTAACATGCAATACCTGTGTCTCCTGTGTATCTATTCTTTAAGACCCGAATTGTGGTTGTGTTGGCATCAGTTTCGTCATCAGCCTGTTGGTTTCTTTCCAAGGCTATTACACTGTCGGACAGGTGTGCTATGCTGGCTGATCCTCTTAGGTGCGAGAGAGATACTTCCTTGCCATCCTCATGACCTCTATCACCTGATGGTCTACGTAGGTGTGAGACAAGTAACAGGGCAATGCCTGTCTCTTCTACTAGAGATCTTAACTTGGTCATTAGAACATCAATAGACTTTCTTTCATCTCCAAACTCCTCGTTTCCTGACACCAGTATAGAGAGATGGTCTAGGAAAATCCACTTACAGTCTCTGGCTTTAGCCATGTACCTAACACGATCCAGTATTTCATCGTTAGAGATGGAACCAAAGTGATCGAAGGCAAGGAACCTACCAGAATCTATTGTCTTGGACTGCCATTCTTTAAGCTGTGTCTGGGTAAACTGTTCTCTTATTTCCCTAATATAAAGTCTAGCGTTGGCCTCCACACTCATAATATTAAAGGCTGTGTTCTTGGTGTTCTCTTCCATGCACAACACGCCTATGTTATCCTTGGTACTATTCATGATATGATACATTAGTTCTCTGATTATACTTGACTTGCCCATACCGGCACCGCTGGTAAAGCAGACCAGTTCTCCAGTTCGCATACCATAGGTCTTGTCATTAAGTTTAGGCCAAGGATACAGACAGGTTTCACAATACTCTTCTTCATAAAGACTATCGCCCAGATCAGCAAGATTGATAATACCGGCAGGTGTGTAGGGTTTAGCATTCCACCACTCTTGCATGAACTTCTCACGCTTACCCACCTTCAGATACTCATTAGGATCTTTAAGATTTAGAGATAGGATTTTACATTTGTTGGGTTCAAAGATTTGAGCTACTGCCTGTGCCGCCTTCTTACCTGGAGCATCATTGTCAAAGCACAGAACTACGGTTTCAAATTTATTCAGATAGTTAAATGCTTTCTTACAGTTCTCAACTGCTGATGCGGCACCGTTCTTTATTGATACTGTGGGGTACTTACCATTCATCTGAAAAACAGACATAGCATCAAGTTCACCCTCACAGACTGTAACATATTTACCACCACCAGAAAATATATTTTCACCAAAGAGTAAAGACTTACCAACATTTCCTTCAGACCAGAACTTTTTATCCTGAACCTCTCTAATTTTGTTGGCAATGTGATTACCATCTGAGTCAAAATATTTATAGATATGATGGGTAATTGTACTACCAGATTTTATTATTTCAACATTGAATGTTCTAGTAGTGTCTCGTTCTATGTGTCGGTCATCAATAGCAGATATCTCGCCACTGGTTTTAAGACTAGGACTTTTTGTATTGGTCATGGGTACAACCTTTGAATTATTATCTTCATCAAAACGAGTTTCACAACTGTAACAGTAGGAATGACCGTCATCATACAGAGCATTCGCATCACTTGAATCACAGCTAGGACATGGCCCCTTTGATATACATTTAGCATCACTCATTTAAGTCTCCTTAATTTTTTGAATTTCGTAAAGATTTTTAGATGTAGTTTTTAAATGTGTTGCGAGTTTCTCTCGCCAAGCTACTTCCTCTTCGGCCTCCTTCCTGCTTTTAAATTCTTCTACAGTAATATTTGATGGTTTCTTTTTTAGAACAACTCTCCACTTAGACATCTCTGTAAGTCTCCTTCCATAAATTATCTACAAAGTCTTCTTTGTCAGCCATGATTTCATCAACCTCTTTCTTGGCTAATGATTTTGCTTCCTTGATATCGTAGCCTTCTTGAAGGTACTGTTTTAATAAATAATTAAACGCTTGTCTGCGTTCTTTCTTCCACAAATTAGTCATTTTCAGCCCACTCCTGGTTAGCTTTCTTGTAATTTAACTCATACAGTTTCTCTCGCAACACTCTGTTGGCATCTTTTAACTCCTCCAGTTGCTGTTTTAAAACTTCGATATGTTTATGTAGTATTTCTGTTGTAGTCTGTTTCATATTATACCTCAAAAATTATCTGGGGTCAATAAAAAATAAATGCTTGCCGATTTGTGTGATAAATTTAAATTGTTTATCATACAGGTTTAATAAATAAAAAGATAATTAATATTAAGAATAAATATTTCAATGTAGCCTCGCAACTACTATGTCTGAATTAAATAGCCCTAGAGGATGCATGTCTATAGAATTTAGATAGTGATATGCATCCTCCTCAGTCTCAAAAGTTTTTACTTTAAAACCACTGTCATCAGGCATAACATCAATAGTAAGAATATCTAATGGGTCTTCGATATGAGCAACTATAAAAGCCACAGCAATCCACCACTAAATATATTTAACAATAGTAACATAATATTCATTTTAATCTCCTTATGCAATCTTTCGTATTTCCATTGGGCCTGTGCCGCCCACATTTTCTCTGATAATATCAGAGTGTCTAAGCTCTGTCCAATAAATTTCCAGGGCTTCGGTTTGTTGGTGAGCTATGAATTTATGTACCTCACCTGCCGGTACAACAGACATGTCGCCAGCAAACAAGTGAGTGCTATCACACAGTCCATAGTCCTTCCATCTTTGTATCTCTAGCTCACCAGAGACTACATAGAAAGCATTGATCTTGGACTGGTGTTTATGTTCTGAACAATAGCCGCCTAGCTCTACTTTAATGCGGTGTATTTCCACGGCAGGGGATTGGAGTAGAGGCTCTGTGCTACCCCAGACCTTACCTTCAATGATACCCATTTACTTTCCTTTCTTTTCTAGTTCTTTAAAGTGTTTATATAATTTAATATAATACTTAAATGTCTTAGGATAATTAATAGGAGAAGGTAAACTATCACCAAAATATTTTATCATTTTTTTTATATCACTCACTATATAATTATAACAGATAAGTTATGATTTGACAACCCATAATTAAATATTATTTAATGAAGTTTGTTTTTATGATCTTCATTTTCTACACTTTCTATCGCAGATATCAGTAAATTAATAGCTGAACTACTACCAAGAGTAGTAACATAGAGATTAATAGCATGACTTAACATACAACCAGCCACCATGAATAGTTGCATCTTCTCACCTGCACCAGCATAATTATCGACCAACTCAAACAAAGCAAATCTAAACTCATTTAGTTTTTCTTCTTCAGTCATTTTCTAAGGTCTCTACATTTTTATATGCCCAGTCCATATGCTTCTCCCATGCCCAGTCCTTGGCTTTCTCCTCAGTCATCCCCATCTCTAGGGCATCTTCATAGAGGTCTTCAAGATGTGACATTACTCTTGCGTCTATACTCATTTTACTCTCCTTAATACTTTCATGTACTGGGCGATGAGCCATTCACCACCCTGATTAGAGGGACGTTTAAATATAGTATAGTCTTTAATTTCAACTACATACCAAGCTCTGTTACCATCCTGCTTGAGGTGAGGAGCATTAGGCTCTACTCCTGTGTGCCATCCTGGTCTGTGAGCAAAGCCTTTGGTGGGAATATCTTCTGCCGGTAGCCACTCACCAATAGGTATTCTCTGACTGGCACCTATGAAGAGAGGACCAATGCTACCATCTTTTCGTTCCTTAAATAGTTTATAGGCAATCATCTATCTCTCCTAGTAATTGTTCAAGGTCTATTATTATATCTTTGTGGGTATCCAGAAAAGATTTACACTCGTCAAAGGTTTCCCCAGGTGCTTGTGTCTTTAATATCTTAACTTTGTCTATGATTAGATTTATTTGAAACTTGAGTTGGGGTAATTTACCCATCACATAATCATCCATTAGTCTCTCCTTTGATTTTAATAAGAGCTTTTTGGTATTGCTTTTGCAGGTCAGCTACGTTTCTCTTTAGAATTTCTATCTCATTCATAGCTTGGGTATTCTTATCTCTCAGTTTTTGTAACTTATCTAAGACACTGGGAAAAGAATCTTCCCAGTGTCTTTTAGAAACTGCTTTTGTCATAACATTCTCCTTTAAGCAGCTACTTGCAACTCCTGCCAAGCAGGGGATGCCAGCATCTTTCTGACCTTATCTTCTCTGTTGACCTTCACATTGTGGTTCTTACCTGTCTTACTCTTAGGATGGCTTGACCAGTAAGTAGCCGCATTATATGCTGACCAGAGAGTACCGTTGTCTCTTACTCCATAGCTTTCATAGGCACCCTGACCATGCAGATGTCTGTTCTCCTCATCAAAGATTTTCATAAGGTTGGAAAGCATAACCTTATTGGCTACCTTCTTTCTGCTAACATTATCAGTACGTTGTGCCAGAGTTTTAGTAAATAAATTAATAGCCTGATCTCTTGTGACTGTGGTATCATACCAATCCCTCATTTGATTCAGACCAGAGCCAGAGATAAACTCACCAGCATTCTGAATCTTTCCGGCAAAACCACCAACAGAAAAGTTCTTGGTATGTCTGCCATAGACATAGGCCAACTTGTCACCAGACACCAAGGTATTATAACAAAAGCTACGCCATAACCCCATCATACCGGCATTTGCCCATGTACGGTTATGAGAAGTCCTGAACACAAACTCAGGTATTATACTGTCCTTGCCTTCTCTGATAGACATTTGGTGGGCAGGAAACTTAGCTCTTAACTCTAACTTGGCACCTCTGTCAAAGACATTGGTGGTAAATTCTGCATCAGTCATGTCCATTTGAGCAAGATGAAGAGCTTCCTCTACTTTGTCTACGATATTACTGTACTGTACAGGCTGATACTCCTCAGAAACAATACCAAGTATTTCTTTGGTATCTGTTCTGCGAATACCCATCCCAATATTAGTGGGGATAGGAGCTTCCCTTTTCGGCCAATGATTATCAGTTTCAGAGTGCCAAGCATGGTTTAGTTCAACTTTTTCTACCTGAAACCCTACTTTTTCTTGATCAAAATTATTAATCATCTTATAGTC